TAAATCCCATAATTACTCCTTTGGTGGTTCTTTACTTCCACAGACACGTTCATAAACCATATCGTCTGTATAAGATTCAGACCACTTATTTTCTGTAAATGTGCAAAATGTCCAGAGATCTCCAACATCTGCATCTAATAAATTAATCATCTTTTCTTGTGCAATAGTTCTTTTTTGTAAATGGTTTATATCATGGACTAACCCTGATATGTACCACACTAAAGCTACTAATTGCACAGCCATAGCAAAAACTAATGCTACAGGTACTTTTAAATCACTCATATAATTTCCTATTCTGGGGGAGTGGGTAAGTTAGGACTTCTTGGATCTTCTGTGTTTTGAGGAAGATCTAATAAGGCTTGTCTATAAGTAGTATACTCTGTTTGTTTTTCTGTAGTCATACTAGCCCATCTTAATGGGTTGCTTACTACTGAATCAACATTTTCACTTAAAAGAGTATTTCTTATATCTCTTAATGCACCCCAAGAGACAGTTTCATCCCACACCCATTCTTCAGTGTTTATATTAAAATTAACAGGATATTCTGGTTTTTTAGGATATTCTTTAATTTCATTATTTTTTACATAGTAAAGTTCATCACTAAAGTTACCTTCAATATAACTCTCATCTTCACCAACATTTAATGTTAAAGTTTCCTCACTACAAAGTAAAGTTTTTATTATTTTATTCTCATTAAAAACAGTATATGATTTCATCTCTTTAATTCCACATAAGATATTGATGGATAATAAACTTTACAGTTTGAAGTATTACCTCCAACATTTTGAAAAGTTAATGAATAAGTAGCAGTACCTTGTCCAGGAGTGTCTATAACAGAAATAGTAAAAGATGGACTGTTAATATGACCTACAAAAGCATTATTTAATCCTCCAATACTTGATCCATTTCTTCTCAAAGTAAAATTAAATGATCTATATTCACCAGTAGCAGTTTGATTATTATTATTATGATGAGTAGCAAAAAAGTTAGCAGTAACCATTGCACTTGCACCTGAGTTACTTACACTTAATGTACAAATTTGTTGTAAAGCTGTATTAGTAGATGGATAAGATGTTGATGAAGATCCTGACGCTAATTGAGGAAAAGTAACTTGATTATTACCAATTTTAGCTGTTTGAATTGCAGCATTTTGTATCATAGCGTTAGTAATAACAGAGTTATTTATTTGAGCACTTCCAGTAATAATTCCTGAAGCACTTAATAATCCACCAGTAATTGTATTTGCTTGTATCTTATCACCAGTAATAGTACCAGAAGATATTTTAGTTGCAGTAATAGCGTTAGCTGCTATTTCACTTGCACCAACAGCATTTGCTGAAATTTTAGCAGCTGTTACTGAGTTAGATCCAAGTTTAGCTTCTGTAATTGTTCCACTAGGAATTTGAGATCCTGCAATACTTCCTGTAAGATCTGAAAAAGCTTCAGCACCACCTACAACTTGTTCCCAAGCACTACCTGTCCATTGATATAGCTTACCATCATTTCTATTAAATACTTTTTCACCTGTAAAAGTACCAGAAGAAGGTAATCCTGTTACATCCTCAATAGCATATAAACCTTGAGAAGTAAATAAACTATAAATACCGTTAGCAAAATCAGGGTCATCAAGATAAGTAGTAGTAGCAGAAACAACAGCAGTAAACGCTGAGTTATTACCTGTATTATCTACTGCTCTTATATAATAATATCTTAATTGATTTAACCCAAGATTAGATCTAGTGAAAGTATCACCTCTTGTTGTTCCTACTAGAGTTCCACCTGAAGTGCTGTTTGAAGTATTTTCATAAACTTCAATAAAAGCTAAATCAGCATCTGCAGGGTTAGTCCATTCTAAAGAAATATATTTAAAATGACCTGTTGCTGTAAGTCCTGTAGGAATTCCTGGAGCTGTGGTATCTCCTCCAACTGTATGAGTTACAGTAGCAAATTCACTAAATCGTCCTGTATTGCTTACTGCTCTAACTCTAAAAGTATATTGTGTTCCTGTTTTTAATCCTGTTGCAACATGATATAATTGAGTTGTTCTATAAGAACTATAGTTAGCATCTGTTGAAACTTTATACTGAAGTTCATAACTTCTTACTGAAGAATCATTTGATGCAGTCCAGTTTAATTCAACTGCAGGTAAAAATATTCCATCATCATTTACAAAGCCAGTATCAGTAGCAGTAATTTGTGATGGTCCTAATATTTTTGTTTCTACACCTACTCTAGTAGCATATGCTTCATTATCTGCAACATTCCAAGCAAGAAATCCAGTATCAAACTTATAACCTGATAGGCTACAAGTTAAATCTTCGTTTACTTCAATAGACTCTACTCTAAATACTTCATTTGTAATATTTTGATCTGTAATACTAACACTAAAGAAATCTCCAGGTTCTAAAGTAAGACCTTGTTTATTTACTTTTAAATTAATAGAGTACATTTCTCTTGATTGTCTAACAACTTGTTCAGCTTTAGCAAGAGCATGATAAGGGTCACTACAACCATCAAAATTTATTTCAGTGCTTAACAATTGATTGTTATCTTCTGCAAAATAAGTAGAATATACCGAGCCTGTTTTTGGAGGAAAAGACTTAGAATCTTCTCTAAAATCTTCATGTTCATTTAAAAATCTAATTGTAACATGATTAAATCTATCATTTAGAGGTGTCCAATTCATTTCTATTGAATCTCTTATAATACTATTATCATCAAATTGATGATCAGAATGAATTAAAGCATTTAATGCTGCTTGATTTGCAGGATATTCTAATAATAATTTATATTTTCCTTCAGAAGACCACGTTAATTCTGCAAGACCCATTGTTTGTAATATAGCTTCAATATTGTCTCTTATTTTAGCACTAGTATCTATTGTAATATTACACTCATATAAAGGAACATTTCTAACATTACTTGTGGTTGTATAAGTAGAGTAATTGCCACCTGAGTTACTCCAACTATAAAGTTGACTAGTATCTGTTGCCTGATACAAATAAGCTTCTTCACCAACATCTGGAAAATCAGATTGTGTAGCAAAGTCTAGAACAGGCTTAAATCCATGTATATGACCAAAAGCAGAAACACCTGTTAAAACTGTTGCATCACAAACTTGTGCAGCATTATAAAATGTTCCTAAATCTATATCACTAACATTTAAGCCTTTACCAAAACCTGCATTAAGCATATAATCAAGTAAGCATAAAGCAGGGTTATTTGAAAAAGTATAATTTGAGCTTAAAGAATAACTACCTGCATTTTGAGTAATGCTTCTTACTTTTCTACCTTTAACAAAAAATTCTGTAACAGGTATACCGCTGTATTGAGGTTCTGCTCTATTTAATCTGTAAACTGCAGTAGCAAAAGCACAACCAGTAAAGGTATTAGTATTACGTATTCCATTAGCAGTTGCTAAGTTTTCAGCAGTACCACCTGAATTATTTATAACAATTCTATGTTTAAAGTCTTCATTATCAAGATCATAAGGTTTACCATCAATATTTACATATTGAACCCCTTCAATTCCATCTTGACATATTGCACTTTGAACATATAAAAACTCATGCTTTGTGCCTGTTATATTTGTTGTACCAAGTCCTTTATCAAAAATAACAGCATTAGCATTTTCGGTAGTATGTGTATAAGCGGAAGATACATGATGTTTTACTTCAATACCTCCAAGCATTTGTCTCCCATAGACAACAGGAATAGATTCTGATTCACCTCTAACAGTGACTCGCATCCCTCTCCTTTTGTCTTGTTCTGCTTTCATCTTTTTATATTGATTACGCTGATAAGCAATAGACGCAATTGTAAGGATAGTTTGAATAACTTTGAATACAGCCATTTAATCCTCCACTACGTTTGATTGATCTATTTTACCCCATTTAACTTCAATAGCACTATTTTCATAGATTTGATCAAAAGAAGTATCTGTTGAAGATTTTTGATCCATACCATCTCTAGATGTAACAAAACTATTTATCATATCTAAATCAGCTAAAGCGGAAGTACCTTCAAGCACTACTAATTTTGCATCCCAATCGTTTGAAACAATAGGGTTATCAACATAACCATAATATATAGAAAGAATATCTGCTGTATTAGTAATAGGGCTTCCATTTGAATCAATAAAGCCTAATTTTACTTCAATAGGTTTTCCTACTACATTAGCTTCTACTTCTGTTTTCATAGTATTATTGTTATCTATTACTACAACTCGATAAGCTTCCCTGTCTATTACTGACGAAAATTTAGGTGAATCTACTTCAAATAAACCTCCATTAGCACTGTAAGTGTTTCCATCATAAGTAATATCTGATCCGTGACTTGTCAAATAATAAATAGAATTAAAACTTAATTTTATTAAAAAGAAAAACTCTATATTATCTGACGCTAATATTGTTTGAACTGTATTACTAAAACTTCTCATCCTAAAGCCTCAATAATTCTAATAGTACCTGGATTTGCAATTAATCCATCTGAAAAAGTAATTCCTCTTAAATCATCTACAGACCTGTAATATTTTATAGTAGCATTAGCTACTGTGGAATAAGTTAATCCAGAAGGAGGTGTTGGATAAAGGTTTGAGGATACTACACTAGCAGCATCTAATTTAACCATATAAATTTTATTGTTGCTTCCAGTTACAAAAGCACCTTTTGGATAATTAATAGTAATTCCAGAAGCTGCGCTAACATTTATAGAGTTACCCATACCACCATGAATTGCACAATAATAATGTAAAGTAGAAGGAGCGTTGCTAGCC